AAAATTATCAAAACAAAACAAAACAAAGCAAAACACATACAAGCAAAACAAACAAACGATCTAGCCTTCAAACAATCGCAAACACAAACACACTCAAACGCAATTCACTGAAGATGATGAACGCACGTGGAATCAACGGTAAAGCCAGCAAATTGACACTAGCTCAACGCAAGCGTGCTTGCTACTGCAGTGAGGATGATGCTGTGCACTACCATTGCACTAAATGCAACTTCGCCTTCGAATCACTTCGAATGGTGCGACCCGTGAACCATGATTGTGACGGACCAATGTCCGACGATGATTATGATTCTCCGCGTCCAACCATAACCAACAAAACATTTCGGGATTTCTTTAGTGACGATGTCTTTAGGCATTTAGCTAATGACAATGCCGAACCACACAGTGAAATTACTAATGATGTTGCCATAGCTGAGGCCCCTAAACCTCATAGCAATGTCGTGGAAGTGACTGAGATGAAGCTCGGAGAGCTTAAGGGGACCAGGGGAGGAGAGGAACAAGTAGAGAACACTCAAAACTTGGTACAACCAAAGAGTGTAAACTCTTCTAAATCTGAACATGACGGCGCACACGAAGCTCAACAGTACGTCAAATTTGGTTCTTTTGAACCAATAAAAATGGAAACAGTGCAGAAAAACGTTCATAACCCACGCCAATTTATTAAGTTTGGTTCCTTTGATCCAATCGAAGTTAAGCATAATGATCTGGAGTTTAACAACACCACTACAAATGCTGATGCCAAAACATCAGCGATAGATATTGTTATACCCAGAAAGAATGTCAAGTCTGCCACGCTGACTAATCCCACTCGTTTACGTAAAGTAACAATACCACCGACACAAAATTCACTGCCAGTGGTGAGAAAGGCTGTTTCACCTAATAAACAAAGGAAGATTTGGGTGAAGAAGGAAACACAGAAACCACCAGCACTAGTAACTAGTGTTGTGGAGCCTGTACAGATGATACCAGTGGCTGAACCGATTTACAAGAAACCATTGTATAAGCGAAAGAATATGCATCGTGTGAAATTGCAACCTGAAAACGTTACGATCACAGCGGAATCACTATGTGACGAACTACTTGATATTGTGCATGAGCGTAAAATCGCACTTACGATAGTTGGGAAGAATAAGCATGAATTTCGTAGCGTCGAACTCAACGGAAAGATGTATTATAAAGTAGTTACGCTTCATGAGAGTGGAATAATCAATCGTCTGGATATGAACAATAGTGCAGAAACTATATCGCTGCTCAGATTCTTTCAAGCGAGGAACCCTGACGATCTAATAGATGAATTTGACATACGTAAAGGTCACAGTGGTTTGATCATAAATCCTGACAACATAATTGGCAGAAGACCACTAACTTACAAGGATGACGTGATGGTTGTTCGTGGACGTCTTTATGGTCGGGTTGTTGATAGTTTATTGAAAATTCATAAAAGTAAAGTTCGTGATATAGAGCATTACTCCAGTAGCAATGAAATCGCATCTGAAATCTTTAAAGGATTCGAGAAAACATTTATATCAATCAGAGATCCGGTGCAACACGTTTGCACTAAAGATATCAGTTTGCAGGAATGCGGAGAAATGTGTGGAGTGTTAACGCAAATGATGTTCCCAATATGGAAAATCACATGTGGACAGTGTGCATCAATGATTGAAGATCGAAACCAAGGGCAGATATTGAATGACGCTAGTAGAGCAAAAATTGTCGACATGTACGAAAGACTAACATCAACGGGTAAGTTTAGACACGTGCAAACGGTGATAAATTCTCTTAAGACTTTTGAGGAAGCGACTCAGGAAGCTGTTAATCTCTTTGGAGAAATCGATGCTTTAAGTTGTAATAAAGCAACTAGTCAATTAGCACAAATCAATACCATAGCGCATTCTCTAATAAAAGGGCAAGTCATGAGTTCAACAGAACAGGAACTAGCTTTATCAAATCTTAAATCGTTGACTTTGTGGTATAAAAAGAGATTAGAAGCACAACAAGTAGGGGATTTGTCTACGTTCCGCAATAAGATATCAGCTAAAACACATATTAATTTGGCACTTATGTGTGACAATCAATTGGATGTTAATGGTATTTTCCAATGGGGTGAACGTGGATATCATGCAAAGAGATTTTTCGAAAAATACTTTATACGCATTGATAGTGGTGCACAATACGAGCAGTTCTCCGTACGGAAACATATTAGAGGATCGCGTGAGTTGGCGATTCGGAATTTGATCGTATCCACAGATATCGACAAAATGGTTCAGTCTATGAGAGGATCACCGGCGGCAGACATTGAACTTGGTGAGTATTGTGTTTCACGGTTTGATAAGAATTTCGTTTATCCATGCTGTTGTGTAACACACGATAGTGGCAGAGTTATGAAATCGGAATTTAAAATTCCTACGAAAAACCACTTGGTGATAGGCAATAGCGGTGATGATAAAAGCATCGAACTACCTGCACGTGATGATGGGCATATGTACATCGTTAAGGATGGGTACTGTTATATTTTGATATTCCTAGCAATGATGGTAAACATTCGTGAAGGTGATGCAAAAGCGTTCACTAAACGAGTTCGTGACTTTGTCATAGCAAAGCTCGGTGAGTGGCCCAGTATGCGTGATTTAGCGGTGTTATGTAGATATATAAGTGCATTCTATCCGGAAGTTTCAACAGCTGAGATTCCGAAGATATTAGTCGATCATGAGCACAAAACATTTCATGTCATGGATTCTTATGGTTCAAAAACAACCAACTATCATATATTGAAAGCGAATACAGTCCAACAGTTGTGTGGATTTGGTGATAGCGACATTCTTGGGGAAATGAGAAACTATAATGTTGGTGGACGGAATCGACTAGTTAGTGTTAGAGTTGAAACTCCTCACGGATACGAATACATAACAGCCACTCTGCAGGATACCGAAGGACATGGATCATGGAACGCCATTAATGGGGAAATATGGGATCCAAATGGCTCAGACATAGAAACCGATCCACTCCCTATGATGCACGCACAAATAAGTGGAACTGGTTTTACGTCAGCGGAAGAAGAATATACGGATAGCAGTAGCGTTGTATCTCCACCACCTCCGACGGAACACCTCAGCGGCGATTGTGCCTTGGCAGCCACTACTCCAGGTAGTGGGTTGAAGCGAACGCTCTCCATTCACACGATACAAACGGATAGTGAGTCACAATATGGCGTCAATGACAGTGTTGACTCAGATGTGAATTATGAGTGTGATTCGCTGGCAGACTCTGGTGATGACGGAGATTATTACAATGATGATATGTCGTCTGATGACGAAACCTTTTCTGACGCACAAGAGCAATCGTTTCGTAAGGATTTTGATGACTTGTCACAGTTCGAACATAGCATGAGAAGAGTTTCACTAAGACTAGGGAACCAAAAAGACACGTGCATCGACTATTTTAAAGCATTAATCAAAGCATCATTTAAAAGATTGGATTTCAAATTAATGATGATACGCGATCCATACATGATACTATTTGCATTGATGACACCGACTGTGATGAAACGCTTCTTAGAAGATGGATCTTTTACAATTGCGGCGAACATATTCCTTCAGCAGAGTGATGATCTAGTCTATATAGCAACAACATTAGAAACGCTAGCTCAGAAACTTAGTGCGCATAAAGCTTATTTATCTCAATTCCAAGAGATGTCAAGTGTTGCACAAGAGATACTTAGTAGACATTCTATATTTCAAAGCACAAGGAGCTCTCAACAAGCAAGAGACATGTTGGAGATACTAAGTAGCACAGCAGCGATGGATGTTGAGTTGCACACTCGAGGATATGTCGTTAACACTATGAACATGCAAGAAACAAAGAAAAAATGTTACGACGCAATTTATATGGAGTTATGGCAAGAATTAAGTTTGCCGGAAAAATGTGCGTACGAATGGGAAAAGCTAAAATGCGTACGACGATCCTTAAAAATTTCCAGTCTGAAAGATTTAATTGTGCAAAGAGACAGTGCGAAGAATTGTTTGAAACAGTGTTCAAAGTTCATTGTGTCGGGAGTGAAAGCGCAAGCTTCAGGTTTCTGTTCTCTAGCTGATCGAATTAAAATTAAATCTGTAGCAATTCTGTCAGATTTTGTAACAGCATGTTTCTCGAAAGTTATGAGGAACATTACAAAGTATATACAATTAACACTATTGATAGCTCTGTTACTAGATGTGTGGAAAAACTTATCTAACATTATAGTGGAACACAAGAGACTTAAGTTAATAGAAGCTGAAAAACTCTCTAAAGTTAAATTCAGAAAAATTCGCGCGCTATACGATTCTTTAGTTGCTAAACTGGGACATGAACCTACACGTGAGGAGTTGTTAGAATATGTTACTTCAATCGATTCTTCACTCAAGGACGAACTCGAATCACATGAAGAACAAGTAGTTTATCAGGCAAAGTCAAAGTCAGAAACAACGTTGGAACAGATCGTAGCACTTTGTGCATTGATGGCGATGTTCTTTAACACTGAGAAGAGTGATGCTGTATTCAAAATTTTATCAAAGATAAAGAACGTATTTTCTAGCACAGATTTCCCAGTACAATACCAAGCACTTGATACACCGATTGATGTTAACGAATTCCTAGGATTAACAGTAAACTTTGAGCTTGCACACGGTAAAGAGTTGGACCTCAATAGTTTTGATATTAGTTTTGAAAACTATTGGAAGAAAAGTTTATTGAATGGACATGTTTGTCATCACTATAGAAGTCATGGTGTGTTCTTAGAGTTCACACGAGCAACCGCCGAAAGCGTGTGTAATGTGATTAAACAGAGTGACCAGCATGAATTTCTTATAAGTGGATTCGTTGGGTCTGGCAAATCTACATATATGCCAAGTTTGCTTAGTAATAAAGGGCGCATTTTAATTGTTGAACCTACAAGGCCATTAACTGAAAACGTATACAACGGTCTGTCTGGAGATCCCTTCTTTCAAAGCGTTACGATGTGTATGAGAGGCGCAAATCACTATGGATCAGGAAACATATCGGTAATGACAACAGGATACGCTCTACATTCACTTGCAAACAATCGTGGAAATATTGAACAGTATGACTACATAATGATCGACGAATGTCATGTATTGGATGCGAACGCTATGGCATTATATTGCTTGCTTAAGGATGTTGGTTATAAAGGAAAAATACTCAAAACATCTGCTACCATACCTGGGCGTGAATCCGGTTTTAAATTGTCTACGCAGCATGACGTGACACTAAACATAGAGGAAAATCTGACATTCGACGCTTTTGTACAAGCACAAGGAACAGGATCGAATGCATGTGTGACAACTAGAGGTGATAACATATTAGTGTATGTATCAAGCTATAATGAAGTAGACACTCTTGCACGTAAATTATCTGAACACGGACACAAAGTAACCAAAGTTGATGGCCGAACAATGAAACTTGGTGGCACACGAATTGAGACAAGTGGTAGTGCTACGAAGAAACACTTTATTGTCGCTACGAATATTATAGAGAATGGTGTGACACTTGACATTGATGTGGTTGTAGACTTTGGGTTAAAGGTTGGAGCGGTTCTAGATGTAGACACCCGAGCTATTCGATATGTAAAACAGCCAATATCACATGGAGAAAGAATCCAACGATTGGGAAGAGTTGGACGTATTAAGAAAGGACACGCATTAAGAATTGGAAGTACAGAGAAAGGCGTACCAGACATACCAGCGTGTATAGCAACGGAAGCTGCATTTCTTTGCTTCATATACGGGTTACCGTTGATAACGCAGAATGTAGTAGTGAGCGCACTTGGAAAATGTACGAGCAGACAAGCTCGAACAATGGCAGCTTTTGAGTTATCACCGTTCTATATGAAGGATTTAATCAAATATGATGGCTCGATGCACAAACAAATACATAGTGCTTTGAAATCATTTATTCTACGTGATACTGAAATTCAATTGAAAGATTCAGCAATACCACATGCCAGCACAAAGGATTGGTTAACAGTGCGTGAGTACAACCAAATTGGAAGTAATATTCATTGTGAAGACAACGTTAAAATACCATTCATGATTAATGGTATACCAGAAATCGTACATGAGCGAATCTGGAAAGCATGCCTAGACAACGCTCACTCTGTGCGGCTAAACCCACTCAATAGTGCCAGCGCCCAAAGGATTTCCTATACACTTTCGAGTGACAGTTCGTCAATTTTACGAACGATAGGGATCATTGAAGAATTAATCAAGGAGGAGAAACAGAAGAGCATGCAATTTCAGAATTTACGAAACACTCCGGTTGGACCTAATTCCTTTAACCTTACATATTTAACGAATATGCTGAAATCAAAATACATGGTTGATCATAGCGAGGAAAACTTGGAAACGCTATACAAAGCAAGGAGTCAACTCATCGAATTCAATACAAATTATAATCCAGACATGTCCGTGGACACAATTCGGGATTATCCATATACTGCAATGGTGAATTATCAGTCTTCGAACGACATTGCTCAAGCTCTACAATTGAAGGGGAAATACGATATGCGGAAAATTAGTACTGACATAATTGTAAGTTCCGTAATTCTATTCGGTGGTGCGTGGATGGCTTATGATACTTTCAAGCATTTGATGAGTTCAAAAGTTAGATATCAAGCCAAGAATAAACGTCAAATTCAAAAATTAAGGTTTCGAGATTCGAGGGATAAAAAGTTAAATTATGCTGTGGCGAATGATGACTCAACGATTGAGCATTATTTTGGCTCAGCATATACAAAGAAGGGTAAGACGAAAGGAACTGTGCGCGGTATGGGAAGGAAAATGAATAGATTTTATACGATGTATGGTGTCGACCCCACTGAGTATTCGATAATTCGTTATGTCGATCCCATAACAGGAAACACATGCGATGACTCTGCAACGGAATATAGTCCTAAAGGTATAGAAGAGCTAAATGCAATGCGGGTTGAAATGGTCGAAGACGATGCAATTGACTTACAGCAATTTCACAGGGCTGATGCACAAACATATGTTGCATATTACATTAAGCATGGCTCTGATAAAGCACTTAAGGTCGATCTAACACCACATAATCCATTAATGGTTTGTCATCACACAGCATCAATCGCAGGTTTCCCTGATAAGGAAGGTCTTCTTCGAAGGACTGGTCCAGCCGTTGAGGTTAACATCTCTGAAGTTTCTAAACCTCACGCATACGAATATAAAGATAGTGTGAGCTTTGAGGCTAAATCAGCATGTTGTGGCCCTAGAAATTACAATGCTATATCGAGTGTTATTTGTCATCTCGAACTGAAAAGTGATGGAAATGAAAGAAAAACATTTGGTATCGGATATGGACCATACATCATTGCCAATCAGCATTTATTTACAAGAAATAATGGCACACTCAAAATTAAATCACAACATGGAGAATTCATAATCAAAAATACATGTCAGCTTCAATTAAAGCCAATTGATGGAATTGATGTAGTGCTCATTAAATTACCAAAAGATCATCCACCATTTTCGAGTAAACTTAAATTCAGAGAGCCTGAAGAGAGGGAGAAAGTTTGCTTAGTGAGTGTTGAGTTTAACCCAAGCATAACATCGGCATTGATGTCAGAAACATCATTTACATATAATGAAGCAAACACTAGATTTTGGAAGCACTGGATAACAACTAAGGAAGGACATTGCGGTTTGCCAATTGTGTCGACGAAGGATGGGTGCGTTTTAGGTATTCACAGTTTATCGGATCAGAAGAACTCTGTTAACTACTTCACAACATTCCCTAGCAATTTTCAAGAAACTTACTTGTCACCAACAAATGTGATAGAGTGGGCTAAGGGATGGAAGCATAACACAGATAACATAGCATGGGGTTCTCTTAAAATCCAAGAAGATGCACCAGAGACGCTATTTAAAACCACTAAATTAATCAGTGACTTGATAAATAGTGTGACATTTCAATCGAGTGAGCATACTTGGCTGACCAAACATTTAAATAATAATTTGAAAGTAGTTGGTTGTTGTCCTGGAAATTTAATCACAAAACATATCGTGAAAGGAAGATGTCCAATGTTTCAATTGTACTTGACCACTAATGATGATGCGAAGCAATTCTTCCAACCATTGTTGGGCCATTACGGAAAGAGTATGCTCAACAAGCAAGCATATGTTAAGGATTTCACAAAGTACTCTAGTATTATTGAAACTGGTTCCGTTGACACTGACGTGTTTGAGGCATCTATTAACGATGTAGTTGACATACTTAGGAAAGGAGGAATGGATCAGTGCAATTACGTCACAGATACTATGGAAATCATCAATTCTTTGAACATGAAAGCAGCAGTTGGAGCGTTATATGGTGGTAAGAAAAAGGATTATTTCGCAGATTACCAGGAGAGCGATTATGATAAAATACTTGAAGCTAGTTGTAAACGATTATACCTGGGAAAGATGGGCGTTTGGAACGGATCACTGAAGGCTGAAATACGTTCTATTGAGAAGATTGCATTAAATAAAACTCGATCATTTACAGCAGCTCCCATTGAAACTTTACTTGGCGGTAAGGTGTGTGTTGACGATTTCAATAATAAATTTTATAGTTGTAATCTATCAATACCATCAACTGTTGGTATCACGAAGTTTTATAGAGGTTGGAACAACATGTTAACAGCCTTGCCCGATAATTGGATTTATTGTGATGCTGATGGTTCTCGGTTTGATAGTTCGCTAACACCCTATTTGCTTAATGCTGTTCTGTCTGTTCGACTCGAGTTTATGGAACCATGGGATATAGGTGAGAAGATGATGAGTAATCTGTATACTGAAATAATCTACACAGCAATTGCAACACCTGACGGGTCTGTGATTAAGAAATTTAAAGGTAACAATAGTGGGCAGCCATCTACCGTTGTTGATAACACAGTTATGGTGATGTTAAGTGTACAATACGCTTTGCGGAAATGTGGCATAATGTTAGACAAACAAACCGAGGTCATTAAATACTTCTGTAATGGTGACGATTTATTGATTGCGATACATCCAGATTTTGAGAGTATACTTGACAAATTTCAACAGTACTTTCATGAACTTGGATTAGATTACGATTTCTCAAGCAGGAGTAAATCAAAAGAAGATGTATACTTTATGTCACATAGAGGGTTACTCGGGGACGGAATTTATATACCAAAGTTGGATAAAGAACGTGTTGTTTCAATACTTGAGTGGGATCGAGCTGATAAGCCCGAGCATCGATTGGAAGCAATATGTGCATCCATGATTGAAGCATGGGGTTATCCAGATCTTTTACACGAAATTCGGAAATTTTATCAATGGCTCCTAGAACAAGCTCCATATAATGTAATAGCCCAAAACGGGAAGGCACCCTATATAGCGGAAACAGCTCTTAAAAAGTTGTTTACCAATATTGATGCGAGTGAAGTAGAATTGGAGAAATATTACGAAGTATATATGGATCTTGAAAATGAAGAAGAAATTCCGAAGGAGGTTCGATATCAGGCGGGGGAAGGAGAAGATGCAGCGGCACAATCAAGCACGTCACAACAGGTCACAAAACAAAAGGATAAAGATGTTGACACTGGCACTACTGGCAAGTTTACAATTCCTAGAATCAAGGCACTATCCGACAAAATGAGATTTCCAAGAGTTGGTAAAACCGTTGTGCTCAATGCAGAACACTTGCTAGCATATAAACCGGAACAAATTGAACTGTACAATACAAGATCGACGAAGCAGCAATTCGAAAATTGGTACAATGCAGTAAAGAAGGATTATGATGTTAATGATGAACAGATGAAGATTTTACTAAATGGTTTAATGGTTTGGTGTATTGAGAATGGAACATCTCCTAATTTGTCAGGAAATTGGACTATGATGGATGGTGACGAGCAAGTCGAATATCCACTAGCGCCAATTGTGGATAACGCAAAACCAACATTTAGACAGATAATGGCGCATTTCAGTGATGCAGCTGAAGCATACATTGAATATCGAAATGCTACAGAGAAATATATGCCCCGATATGGACTTCAGCGAAATTTAACAGAACTTAGTTTGGCACGTTATGCATTTGACTTTTATGAGATGACTTCAAAGACTCCTAAACGAGCGAAAGAAGCACACATGCAAATGAAGGCGGCTGCGATTAGAGGGGCAACTAATCGTTTGTTTGGCCTGGATGGTAACGTGAACACAACAGAAGAGGACACGGAAAGACACACAGCTGCGGATATTAATAAGAACCAGCACACGCTGCTTGGTATTAAAATGTGAAACCGTGTTGGTGTCTTTAGTTTTATATATTTATGGTTATATAAAAACGTATGTAATATGTACTTCTCTTCATTTCGTTTAATCTGACTTCGAGCAACGAAATGTGGTGTACCACTAGTTGTGGCGAACGATACGGTTAAACATCTGTGATTAATGTCGAATTTCATGAGAGTGATGTATCACGTGGTGAACTTTGGCGTGAATTACGGAGAC